TCCAGATATTCGGCAGATATGCTTATGCCCATGTTTGGATTGGACTTAGCCCATGTTTTCGGATCCTTCCAATCGTCACCGTCATCCAGGGTAAAGATTATCACGAATGTATTATCCTGTTCCTTTATGCCTTTAAGGATGTCTATGTATGTTCTTCGCATCGAATAACACGGGCCTAACTTATCAAATCCCGCCGTGGTGATGGTGAATAACATCGGCTGTTTCCGCGACCCCGTGGCCGATTTCAATACGTTGTAAAGATCATCCGTTTTATGCGCGTGGAACTCATCAATCACGGCAAACGATGGGTTAAGACCGTCTAATTTGTCGCTGTCCCGGCTCAAAGGTTCCATCTTCGACAGGGTGGATTCCATCGTCAGGGCATGACTAAACCGCTGTATATGGTTCGACAATGCCGGGGATTTCCCGACCATGTTCTTTGCCTCGGTCCAACATATCCGAGCCTGCCCCCGTGTTGTGGCCGCCATATAAACCTCGGCCCCTTCCTCTTTGTCCGTTGTCATCATGTAAAGGGCAATGGCAGCGGCGAACGTGGTTTTTCCGTTTTTTCGGGCCACCTCCACATACGCGTAACGGAATCGCCGCGTACCATCATCGCGTTTCCAACCAAATAAACAATAGACGATGAACGCCTGCCAATCTGCTAAATCAAATGGATTACCAGCAAATTCCCCTTTGCTGTGTTTTAATAGATTGAAAAACATGAACGCCCTCCGTACCGCCTTTTGGTCAAACACATATCCCGATTTTCCGATATTCTTCATATCCGAAACGTGACGTTTGACGGCAAGGATTTCCAACTCCCCTGCCTGCCGTTTTCCGTTCAATACGTTTTTGATGTACCGGTCAACCAAACGATATGTATCTTCAACCTTCACCTAATCCATGTCCATTAATTCGGTCAACTCATCCCGCTTTTCTTCCTTCACCATGAACCGCAAACGTGCCGCCGGTGTTAATCCGAAATCAGACGATAATTTGTAAAACTTTTCCCATGCCTCATTTCGTGCCGTTTTCATCCGCCTGTAAACCCGTTCGGCATCCTTCGCCATCTTTGCCCGCATCGGTACGGTTTTCAATTCGATGGTCAATTCATAATACGTTCCGTATTCTTCGCACATGGCCACGAACGCCGGGAAATCAATCTCCGTCATTAATCCCAACCGCGCCAATGTTCCGGCCAATGTATGATACATATTTCGGCTGTGATCGTTGAACCATTCCGGCGGCGGCGGCATCGTCTCTATTTTTTTAACCGCCATTTCCCCGCGCATCCTAACCGGCTGATCCGTGCCGCGTAATTTCTTCTGTTTATCCGATGTTGGCTTTCTTCCGCGTGTCATTGCTATTTGATATTTTATTTTTATATTTGCTGTGTCATTTGCGGTGATAGCTTAACTGGTAAAGTGCTGGCCTTCCGGGCCAGAGTTGGCGTTCGATCCGACCTCACCGCTCAAAGCCTTGCGATCTGCAAGGCTTATTTTTTTGCCCTTATACATACCGGCCCCCATTTCATCGATCTTTGAAAATGGTAGGATTGGAACGGTTATTTTACAAGCTTTATCGATTAGGTAAATGTAGCGTAGTTGGAAGCCATCCACATAATTGCATCCAGCTTCTTTAAACTGTTTTACTGATGCTGCTCCTGTTTCTTTATATTCAAACCCTTGCTTTTTTAAGTCGTCAATTACTTGTTTCATTTTTAAAGGGCTTCCGTTTTTGCCTTTATTTGTGAAACTCATTGATGTAAAGTTTATACCAGAAGGGGTTTTCATTATACTTTGATTTTTTTTTATAGATGTTAAATAAAAACCACTAGCTCTGTATATCGTGCCATCTCCACACATAGACCCATCGCTAAAACTCAGTATCCATTTTATATGGGGCGCGTTTTTCTTTATTAGTTTTATTGAAATCGATATACATCTGCTTTCAGAGTATTTAGGCAAATATTCATCAAATGCCATTCTGTTTAACTCCAACATTTCATTCCATCCTGTATTTTCCACTAATCCTAAAACTTTACTTTTATCAAACGGATTACCGAAAGACAAAACCCCATGCAGTTTATCATCCAAAAAACAACCAAAATGAATAATTGACGACATAGCGACCCTACCGCTATAATGATGCTTCTTTACAAACTCATTCGCAATCTTCGCAGGTATCACCTTAACGATTATTTCCTTTGCTCTGCCCATTGCATTACGATTAAATAAAGTGCGTTGCCGTTACTGTTTTCGTTTCCTGATGTTTCCATGTACTTATATTCATCAGTATTTTTGATGTCAGCAATACAGTTTTGTATCAATACCGCCTGTTTGTCAGCAAGGGTAAAGGTCATTTGCTGAAACGGTGCTTTGTCGCCATCGGGCAAACTAAACCCTTCTCCAAAATCGTCAGGTGAAAGTGTTGATCCCGGCAAATCCATGCCCCACTCCTGTAATTCATCCGCGTTCCACTCGTTCGCCAACATTTCAAAATCCCATTCACCAAACCCGACGTTATCCTTTATGACAAACTCACGCCATTGTTCCGGCGTTAAATCCTTCCCACGCTTAACCCATGCCTCCGGGACTTCTTTGTAACCCAATTCAACCAACGCCCGGTATCGCATATTGCCCCCCTGTATCACATTCATTTCATCCACGACAATCGGCCGTAACTCCATCATCTGTGGAAATGATTTGATTGATTCAACCAACTTTTTGAACTTGTCATCCTTGATGACGCGCGGATTCGCTTCGTTCAATTTTAAATCTGATAATCTGATCATATGCACTTATCTGTATATTTTAGTCCAATTTTGCACGAATAAACTACTTCCTGAGGTGCGGTCTCACTCCGTTTTCAAAAAGAGATTATCACCCCCTATCCGTATCTGACTTATTATCATTTTGTTTTGTTTAAGAGTTGTTTATCTTTATTACCCTTCGCATTGTTGCACGCCTTACATAGCGCCTGCCAGTTCGACCTATCCCAGAAGTCAACAATCGGCGGAGGGAGGATGTGGTCAGTCACCTGTGAGGGAGTAATGATTCCGCTCCGTTTACACTCTTCACATAACGGATGATCACGGCGGAAGGCGGAAGACTCTCTTGTCCATCTTGCCGTCTTGTAATACTCCCGGAGCCTTCCCCTCGCCTCCTGACCTTTGGGCCGTGGTGCTGACTGCCATGCGTAGGTCCTTACTCTTGATCCCGGTTTATTTGGCATTGATCGTGGATTTAATCATGTTCAACGTCTTTACCGTAACAAGGTCCTTGGGTTGTACCCGGATCAAACGCCATCCCTGCACCGTCAGGGCATTGTACTTCTCCATGTCACCGATGAATCCCATTGGCCGTGTGTGCCTGCCCTGTGTGTATGCGCCGCCCTCAACCTCGATAGCGATCTTCTTATCAACAATCGCGTAATCAATCCGCCAACGCCGCTTATCATCAAACCGGTATTCAGGGGTTATCGTGAAGCCGGTTTCTCTTTTTACCAATTCCGGGAAAATATCCATGTTAAATTGCATTTATCAAAGTTGAATCAAATTTACCCTTTATTTCGTGAGTGAGCCTTCATTTTTGCCACTTTCTTGAGTGAGTGATATAAAGTATCAGTTAAGCATCAAAATGGCTTAAAATCGCTTTTATCGCGTTAATCCAATTTTATTACAACCGTGAACCCGTTTCCAACCTTATCATCCGGTTCGTATATTTCAAAAACATATCCGTAAGATATTAGAATCTCCCTCATCGTTTCCGGCAAATATCCGTAGTGGTGCCGGTCTTCATCGTTCAATGTATCCGAATCATAAGCTATATTGATCGCGTCCACTGTGGCCAACGGGGTTGTTTCACGCGTCCTGTGAGCGTGCGGGATGATCATGAAGATATACCTTTGGGCTACCCGCTCCCATTCAAATAACGCTTTAAGTGGATTTTTGAAATGTTCAAAAACATGGGAGGATAATACAAAATCAAAGCTTTTATCTGAAAACGGTAAATCATCGCCATTTGCCACAACATCCACGGGCATAACCGACCCGGCTAAATTGTTTTGGTGTTCTACCCAGGTTGACCGATCTCCGCCCCTGTCCACATTGATCGTGTTCAAATGGAATTGATTGTGTGCAGCTCCCCCTATTTCTATACCCGTTAATCCGTCTAAAAGGTCATGTGCTAATTTTGAATCTTTGAAACTCATGTGGTGAAATTTTAAAATTTATTTTCTTAATGATTCCCCTTTGAACAATACCGGATTACAAATAGCCCGAAGCCGGTCTCTGGTTCGGATTCCGTATTTTCGTTCAATCTCATCCGGTGATAAATTCGTAGTGATGATCAGAATGTTTTCCTTTTGCTCGGCACGGTCGACAATCTCCGGGAATATCCAACGGCGTTCACCGTATTTCACGAACTGGTCCTCAGTGCCTACATCATCCAACACCACAATTCGGCGTGTGAGTATGAAATCTGCGTTGTCGTTAATCTCCGTTGCATGGTAACACCGCACGATCTTGCCCATCGCGTAATCGAAAAATAACGGCAGGATGTTCTTTGCGATCATCGTTTTTCCCCTCCCATTGCTCCCGATTATCAGCAACCCGCGCCCTTTGTTTGATTGCATCCATGCGATGACATGATCGTATTCGGGAAGGTGGCGCATTTTCATCGATTCGGATGCGGATTTGAAAAAATCATCTGCGGCCGGGACATCCCAGGTTATGCGGTCTGTTTTGAAAAATCCGCCATCTGTGTATTTTTTTATGTAATCTGAAATTTCCATGTCAGAGGTTTATTTCGTCAATGTTTTCAAAATTTGAAACATACCGCGTATCTCCTGGTAATATTTCGTTTTTCTGCTTTCCGTTCGAGGATTGTTTTAATGGGAATAATCCATCCCAATTATTAGCAATTGATGTTTCAATGATTTTTTTTGCGTTATCAAAATTGTTATCT